TAAACACCGAGGACGTATAATGGCATTAATCTTAAGAGACCGAGTTCAAGAAACAGAAACATCAGTAGCCGCATAGTATGTAGTATTAGTATTGCCAATAGCGGAAAAAGACTGAAACCCAGCAACGGCTCCTGTAAGCGTAAAGCTAAGGGTTGTGTTCGCTGTGCCTGTTTCTTGAACTCGGTCTCTTAAGATTAATGCCATTATACGTCCTCAGTGGTTACAAGTTCCCACGTTGTGTCTGAATTAGTGTCTATTGTACTCCAAGCATTTCCATAGTTTGTGTCTATAGGTACCCAATTTGCTGCACCGGCGGCGTCAATATTTTCCCAGTGTGGTTTTATTATTATTGAGCCAACACTACCTGTAGCCGTAACGCCTATTAAAGCAAGTAACCGATCTACTGAGCTAATTGCCCCCACATCCCCAGTACCTGTAACGCCAGATAAAGAAAAAGAAAAAGATTGTTCGGGGGCTATGTTCCCAACAGAACCAGCAGCAGTTACGCTTGACAGAGATACGGTTTGTGTGGTGGTTACATCCCCAACAGAACCAGTACCTGTAACGCCAGATAAAGAAAAAGAGCGTTCGGTGGTTACATCCCCAACAGAACCAGTACCTGTAACGCCAGATAAAGAAGAAGATTGTTCGGAAGTTACGTTACCAACAGAACCTGTGGCATCTACGGCACTTAAATTAAAAGACCGATCCCCGGTGACCGCTGTAACAGCACCTACAGAGCCAGTACCAGTAACGCCAGACAGAGATTGAGATACGGTTTGTGAAGAAGTTACGGTACCAACAGAACCAGTAGCAGTAACACCACTTAAACTAACCGTTATGTCGGGGGTAGCTGCCCCTAATAACGTAGCAAACGGGGTAGCCGAAAATGCGGACGTACCAAACATAGCAGCCGCCCCGTAAAGTTAAATTAAGCTATGTTAAGAAGCGCGGTGCCAGCAGCATTAGTAGGCATAACGAGCGTCAAAGTACCTGTGGTAATTGTCTGAGCGCCAAAGGTGTGAACACTAACTGCGCGGTTACCTTGTGTGCTGTTATAAATCAACACAGTATCAAATGCCGTCGATAACGTAACCGTTGTATATACAATAGAAGCAGATGGTGTTGTAAAGGCCGTAGTGCCACTAGTTGTGGGAGCAACAAAAGCCGAAACCGTTACACCGCCAGCCGTATAGTTAGTGCCAGAAACTTCGTTGGTTGCTGAATAGGCCGTTGTTGATGCATTAACGGTAGCGGTAGTTAGATACAACGCGGCTTTAAACGTATCGTTAGTTGGTGTAGTCAAACTACCCCGTGAAACCAAAGTAGGTGCGCCAAACTGATGTAGTGCGTACATCAATTCGCTTTTAAACGAAGTGCACATTGCTTGGGTATTTGCCATGATCTTTCCTTTAACCTAATTGTGCGGCGATAGCTTCGCCAGTTAATGAATATTTTTTCAACGTCAAATGCACTGAACGATGTACTAGCTCGCCATCCAACCAATACTCAACCCATTCCGCACGTTCGTTATCGTTCTCGTCAACGCCTTCGCGTTTTTCCAAAAGTGAATCGTCCATCTCACCTTTTGTTGTAGTTACAGTTGCCATTTTAACCTCTATGGTAAGCGAATTAAAGCTGTTGTTGAAGAATTAACCGGCATAGATACCGTATTGTTAACCGAATTAAACGATTTATCTGCGCCAAAATCCAGCACTAGCACGGACTTATTGCCACTTGTCTGATTGTATATCAAAGCCCCACGGGCAGTAAAACTGGCATCAGGCCAAGATACGTTATCAAAATTAACATACACGGTTCCAGTATCAACATCGGTGTTTATCGTCGCGCCTGTTACTGGATTGCCCCCCTCCGTGTACCCGTTTTCAGTAGGTAATTCATTGTCGGTTGTGTAGACGGTAGTGGTTGGGCCAATTGACGAAAACGCCGTGTACAACGACATATAAAGGGTACCCGTAATAATATTCTGACCTGCTTGTAGCATATCGTTTTTAAAGCTATTAGTCAGACCTTGTCGGATAGGCATTACGGAGCCACTTTCACTTTATACTGAGTATCACGATATGTATCACCCTGCTCAAGACCCGCACCCAAACGAACAAGCTGGCTAAGGGCTTCTTTAAACTTAGTTTCGTAATACGTCATCATGTCCTGCTCACCCTTCATGAAGATATACGCTTCAACCAAAGAGCCATATAACAATACCGGATCGTAGTTATCCCCAACCCATGAAGTACCCGCCGTTACAATCGACTCAGGATAATAGAAATAATGTAACTCAGTGGTGTAGCTTGTATCTGGTGTGGGGGCAATAATAAAACTAAGTTCATTAGTAGGTGCCCCCGATACTATAGTCGGGCCAAACAAAGCATAATACTGTGGGATGCCGGTATCTGTCGCCTTGGGATACGCCGAACGTATAAAACTAACATCTTTGTTGAGTAGGTATTCTTGGTTGCCGTTTGCGTCGGTTACAGATAACGAAAGCACTGCCAAAAAATCATCAGGACAGGATAGGTATTTAAACCCCGCGTTAATTGTTGCTGTAACGTTCCTACGTAGCGCCGGTAGTAGCACAGTGTTATATATACGCTCTTCCGCCTGTTGTACAAACGTGGGTATATTAGCTACGAAAGAAGTCTCGTAGTTCTGTGTGTAGTCCTGTATCGCTGTAGATAACGCCGCGTAGTTCACTACTTATCCTTTAAGCCATCGGGCCACGAGCCATTACACCTTTAGTAGCTGCGCCGGTACCACGAATCTTAATTTCGCCGTTCTTGTTAATCTGAGTAGATGCTGGGTCACCCATGCTCACACGACGTGCTGGCATACCGCCGGGAGTAGGCTCTTTAGCGCTCATACTATTAGGATCAGTTTGGTACTTGCTTACTTTGCGTATATCCATTTTTTCACCCTTCATAGTATGCGGGGCAGCATACACAGCAGCTTGGCCTACTTCTTTGCCTTTAACTTTTTGTGAAAACTTAGCCATTATCGACTCCGTTGGTTATTAGCACGAGCCATGTTACGACCGACTTTACGCATAGCTTCGCCAGTTACGCCACCTTTTTTCAACGCAAGCTTAGTTTTCTTACCGCCGTGCTGTTGGGTATCGTGTTGACCGATAGCTTTTTTAATCATAGCTCTATCTTGTTTCTTGTCCGCTTTGTCCATGCTTTACTCCTACGAGATTGTCACACTGCCTACGACAGTTGGTGACGTTAAATAATTAGGCGTTAGCCCCGCATCGTTTCCACTTGCCCCACCCACAGGGTACCAACCCCACTGAAACACTCGGCTACCACCACTTGGATCACCGTTTGAGTCTTCCGATGAACTTGGCGTATTAGTTATTTGCAACCCAGAATACCCAGATTGCGTGTAGCTAACGTCCGGCCTTGGCTCCCGTACAGCTTGTGGGTCATTAACAGGATATAGCCCTAATGATAACTGAGGTTGATCCGGTTCCCAACAGTTTTTACAAACCTTAATCGACACCATCTTGGTCTTGATTGTCAGCTTGCGTAGTTCTTTCAACATGTACCTAAAGCCGCAACGGTCACATTCGGCAATGGAATTCTTACCAGAAGCGTATTTACTTCCCATACATCACCTATAGAACGTAGTACGCGGCACAAACCTATCCGGCGCTTTTTCCCTATCCTCAGATGACGCAAAATCCCAAGCCTCATCGTACTGTGCTTTAAGCATCATTATTCTTTCCATCGGCACATCCATCTTTTTGGCAGCGATCATATACGCCAAGCCAGCTACAAGTGCGTTTTGGAAACGGAATGGTATATCTTCAACATTAGCGCCTGTGCCAGCATCCACCATACGACGCAAACGCCAGTAAACAAAATAATAGTACGGCTGATCTACTGTGCCTTGGTCTGGTGAAGGCCACACATTAATTTGTGGTGCTTGTGGAGTTGCGCCCGGTACGTCGTTTGTTTGCCCAGAACGGCGGTTTATCCACACCTGAATTGGACGACCTTGCGTTAATTTGTTTGGTATAGTCGAATATGTTGATATGCTAATTCGGCTGATATTTATATCTACTTGGTTACTAACTTGTCCGGGGTTAGTACGTATAACGTGTTCAATAAGATCAATGGTGTCATTAGGTAGATCATATACGTATTGCCCCTGTATTAATGGAATCTGCCCCTGCTCAATCGTCCAAAGGTTAATACCACGGTTCGCCCATTCTGTAGTCAGGAAGTTTAAACTACGTCGTGCAGTACGAAAGTCGTAACCAGTCCGCAACTCCAAGCCGCAACGCTCAAACGCTTCCTCAAACAGTTCATTAACTGTCGGGTTAAACGCCGTTGTGCTTGTGGTTACAGCCATTTTTATGCCCTCGTTTTACCACGAATTGCGCAGCCATCTGCACGGGCTGAAGCGGATTTAACCGCACCACCTTTTTTAAATTCAGAAAACGCATCTGCTTTACGATCTGCAGTTGAACGCGGTTTTTCTTTATTTAAAGTTGGTCGATTAGAACGAATAGCAGAATCGGTTTCAGCTTTTCGTTTATCAAATTCGTCTTTACTAATTTCTACGTTGT